AGGACTAACACCATTCTCTGCTTTAAATTGAGCGTACAATCCTTTAGTGGCTAACTTAGCTTGTTCAACTGTACCGTTCTGTACGATTTCATCAAAGGTATTTACCTCTTCAGGAGATAAGTTGTTAGAAGCCCATTCTGCCATTTGATCCCAATTCCCATCAGCTACAGACTTGATGCTACCTTCTTCACTTTGTTGAAGTGCCTGTTGGCCAGCAGCATAGCTATCTACTATCTCCCTCGATATCCCAGCTTTAGCAAGATTCTCATAGGTCTCCTCAGATAGCTTACCATCATTTTGAAAAAACTCTTTAGAAGCTTCCACAACAATATTGTTACTATCCAAGTCTTCCTCTTGAGTGTCATCGGTTTCTTCTTGTACTTCAGATTCTTCCTCCTGTTCAACCCCTGCTCCCATTTTCTTTTCAAGTTCACTATAGGCACTAGCCATGTCTTCAGGACTTTTAAACTTTTCTGGTAACCACTCAGGTCTATTATCTTCCGTCTGTTCTTCAGGTACTGCTTGAACAGATTCTTCTGATTCGGGGTCAATCTCCTGTGGTGCTTTCTCATTTATCTCTACTCGGTGTAATTCAGCCATATCTACTCTTCTTGTGGTTGTTGTTGTTGACTACTCATGTACTGCTCTTGTGCAGCATTGATAGCAGGTGCTACAGCAGGTCCACCCAACTTCATCATCATCTCTTGTTGTTGGGCTTGTTGCATAGCTTGTTGAATTTCTTCATCTGATTTGATTAAACCTTCTGTTTCAATACCTAACGCAGTAGCTCTTCTCTTGAAGTAATCTGATACGTTAACATACTGTGCTACTGCTTGTGGTCCTACTATTTGATTAGCTCCTGCAAGGAATAGATCAAGCTTTTGTAAGTCATTCCCTCGTCCTAGTGCTTCAACACCAGTAACAATAGTAGGTTTAACAATGTCTTTAGGTAACTTAGGAAGTCTTCCTTCTTTACTCATCCTTGCCATTAACCTAGTAACGACAGGCATTTGAAACTCTTGTGACAATAAAGAATACAATCCACCAAGTGCAGCTTCTAACTCCTGAGATAACATTCTTATCTCCTCTGCTGTTACTCGTTCTGCATCTCTGACTACTCCACTGTTAAGAAGGAAAGCTTGAGACAGTCTGTCACTGATTCCATTCATTACTCCTTGTGCAGTACGGAAGTCATTGAACTTGTTAAGTTGTAAAACAGATACATCTCCATCACTTCCTTGTACAATTGCACCGTTAGGAGATTCAGATAAAGTCTTAGCCCTGGTTGTACCGTTAGGATTAACCATGAAGAGAACCTTAGCTGCTGCTGCACTTCCTTCGACTATCGCTTTTGTTAGTGACTCTAGTGATTTAAGATCACCTAAGTACTCCTCTACAAAGCCACGTCCATAATCTTCACCGTCTATCCTTGTATAACGAAGAGGAAGAAAGGGAGACTTTTCAACAGGGTATCTACCCTTTGACTCCTCAATGACCATTCCCTTTACATCTTGTTGTACTATAAATTCATTACCTTCTCTGATAACAGAGGTGTATAGATCACAGCTATTCTCTTTCTCTTGACGATAGACTTCTTCTCTTACAGACTCAGGAAGCATCATCGGAGCAACAGTTTCTTTGATAGCTATGTGTGTTACGTTACCCATTGGGTCTCTCTTCACTACATAACGATCTAATCGAAATACCCTCATACCACCTTCGTCAGGTAAGTATAACAAAGTATTTCCAGCTACCAATAAATTCTTTAACGCTTCAAATACTCCTACTCTAAATGCTTCGACTTCTACTTCTTGAGATACACTTCGTTCTACATCTGCTAACGCTTTCTCTAAGTCAGATCGTAATTGCTCTCCTCCCTCTGGTCCTAACTCCTGCTTTGCTTTATCTAATTCATACCTGTCTATAACAAGACGAAAGAACGGAGCGTTAGGTGGTAACAAAGCTAATAGTAATTTAGAAGCTAAGTTGTTAACTCCTCTAGCTCCTACTCCTTGATACGGTGTGTAATACTTAGTAGCGTAGTTATGCCCATCGGGAGGCATGATATAAGGAATAGTTAACTCAGATGAGGTACGACCTCTATCCAAGAAAGACCACCTTTGGTTCTCTAAGGAGTGGTATAGACCTTGGGCTGTTTCTTGCATAGGTTAGATAGGTTCGTCAGAAGTCCACTCGTCAGTCGCTAGGATCGTAAGCATCTCGGAATGAGTGTATTCGGTCTTGCCACTCAGAAAGGATGGTTGATCGCCTATGTACTTCACGAATGTTTTAGTGCCGTCTACAGAGTATCTGCAATATTCTGCACTTATTTCTGCAACTTGGGTAAAGTCCACAATTCCTAATTCGTCTGTGTTTAATATAACAAATGTTTTCATATTATTAAGGTACTAATGAACTGAAGACTGGATCACCATTTATGGTACTTCCATCATTCGTTCCAGGGTTTGCTGCATTTTCAATATTAGTAATAGTATTACCATTAGACACTCCCCCAGAACCTGTGTCGCTTGCGTTATCTCCAAGCCTGTACCAATGAGTAAGATTGCTCGACTGTGTGTAATCACCAGCATTGCTTGCTAAATTAAGGGGAGAACCAGAATTGTATATTTGCCCTACATTACTAGCGTCCAATGTGGTTGAATCCCAAATAGAAACCTCATCGATGTTACCTAAAAATTTAGGTGAGTAATTCGCATAGTCTCCTATCCTAAAGGCATTACCTGATGTTGCTGGGATTGAAGCAGTAGATGTAGCTGAATCTGCTAGTATCCCATTAAAATATAAGATAGTACTAGACGCATCCCTTGTAACCACGGCATTTATCCATTGATTCTCTCCAGGTAGAGCAGCAGATACTGTACCTGAAGAACCAACATGAGCATAAAAGTTACCATCACTCCAAGGGTACATACCAATCCCATTAACCCCTCCTGCACCCCCTAGTAAAGTATCTTGCCTAGCACTTCCTCTCTTAAACCAAACACTAATTGTAAAGTTTGTACCTGAATTTAAATTAGTTATGTTTCCTACTTCAATATAGTCATCAGTACCATCGAATAAACCGCTGAAACCGTTAGTTACACCAGGAATTGATGCACCATCGCTATTGTAAGCTCTCCAACTAGCACCGTCATATATGATGTAGTTCTTAGTATCAGTTTCAAAGTAAGCATCACCTGTCGAGGGACTACCTGGGCGAGTGGATGAAGTGGTTGATGGTATTGTTGTTGGCATAGCTATTAAGAATCGTTGTTATAAATGTACCAAGCACCTCCACTATAAATGTAGAAATCATAGGTATCTGTACCGAATGCGATGTTAACTTCTCCGCTCGGATTGGTGGGTGTG